GGCCCCAAAGGGCTTAGATCTATATTCGGTGTTCTCCATCTCTTAGCAAATTCAACCATATCCGAAGATACGATAGATTTTGACATGTTGATAGAAACTCCAAGAGTTCTCATAATTATGAGATATTCTGAAGCCACTCGATCGTGATTGATTACAATATCATCACCTAGAACAACATAGTTAGGAACTCCACTAAGACCCGCTTGTAAAGCAGCGTATCGTACTATGACATGGTGAGTTAATGCAAGCATAGCCCAAGAAGAATAGGCACCCATTGGTTGTCCAACAGAGTATCTTATCTGTTTGCCTTCCCAGTGCCAACCTATATTTAACAGTCGCCTCCAATTTACTGAGTCGTAACCCAGCAGTTGAAGTATTTGCTCCTGTAAATCGATCGGTAACCGGTCAGTTGCAGCAGATAGATCAAAACTATAAAATTTGTGGGAAGCATCCCGGTTAGCCAGTAAATAATCTAATGCTCCATCTTGGTCGAAGGTTCCATCTTGTGGAACTCGACGTAAGTACGAGAATATAGAGTTATGTAATGGTTGTAACGCGAGCTGCGTCCACCAATTTGATATAGCAACAATCCGGGCTTTACCAGCCTGATCATATACTACCGATAGTTTTCCCATCTTAAGGGGGAACTTCCATAGCCAATGAATTGGCATGAAAGGTAACATGATTACAATCAACAAATCAAGCCATAGTGCGTAAGCTATCGAATTATATCGAAAGGCTAATGCATGAAAAGCATATAACTGTTGAGGATTGGCAACAAAGGCCAAAGCATCTAAATGCGATGTCCATGTTGCTTTTGATCCATTCGGCCCAGCTTTCTCGGATATAAATCCTTCGAATTCACCTGGACAGATGCTAATTTTCATACGTTTAACTACCGTGTGCAAACTCGACATGTTCAATGTCCGAGCTAACCCGTCAAATGGGGCTATAATAGTCTCAAGAGAGGGTTTCACTTTAGTAGGAAAAGTTCTGAAAATACTGAGAACCGTTAGCGTTAGTCTTACTACTTTAACCCAGTCACCATGCGATTTATCACGAATGATAAGCCGTATAGGGTGAGGGATAATAGTAGGCAAACCGAAATGGTCTCTTTTAACTCTCGGGGAAGACATCCCAGAAAGAGGAGTACCATTGATACTTTGAATAGTGAGCTGAAGACAAGTCTTAAGGTAAAGGAATGCAAAATTCCAACCTGCGGATTTGATCAGCGCTTTTATTCGAGTAATCAACAAATCGACCATAGGCCAATATTCTTTACATTGTGTAATCCAGACTGCTATAAAAGCATATAGACGAATCTCTTTGAGATGAATCCATTTGCTCACAGCTTTAGATCCTGATGTAAATAATTTGTTGTTTTTGAAAGCAATAAATTTTCATCATGGTTATCTCTGGATAATGCTTTCACACTTGCCATCATACACGAGCTGCTAACACATGCATGAGAGTCTAGTCAGGATGCAACTAAACA